GTTCAACAATCAACTCAGGGTGTTGGTCTTTCAGCTCTTGCAGATTCATTTTTGTATTCACCTCCTTCCCGTCTGAATTTTCAATGGTAATAACCTCCGCATTTAACTCAACTTCGTCTTCGTCAAATGCGGTTGATCTGGTGTTGCTGTCGTGTCCGAAAACACATACAGATGCTTCTTTAAAAATACATTGTCGCCAAACTGTTCCAGGGCCTTTCATCGTAAACCCGTTTACTTCCGTAGAAGCCCCATCGGTAAGTTTTTCAATATTGGTAGGAACAGCATATATGCTGGACTCATACGGAAAGCCTTGCTCGGAGAGCTTAACAAACTCTCTGGCATAGTCCGTATCCACAAACTCCGTTTTGTCTGGATCAATACGAAGCTCATTTTTGTCAATGAGAGGTTTTTTGGTAAAAGCAATTTTCTTGGACACATCATGGCTTTCCAAAATAGGGAACTTTGACTTCGGAAACTTCATCCCCTGAAGATCAATAGCCAAATCGCCCCACCACCAATGGCCCTTGATGAGCTTGCCGCTGTAGGCAACCATGTCCAGCTTTCTCTTGTCACCTTCCCCTTCGCTCGTCTTGGCGAAACAATTCTGGTCGATAAAAGTAAGGGCTGACTTTGGGACAGCTTTTTCTTCTTTCATGGCATCCTCCGATTTTTTCTTTTTGCTACAAGCTGGCAAACTAGGCCAATGACGACATACACATTTCTTTATCCCTGCCGGATTTGGAGCATGACGGGCGTATGCGATGGCGGCGACTGCTCGTTTTCTTGTATTGACAGGATAAGTACCTTTTGGAGCACCACCGGAAGGCCCGCAAAATGGCCCCTTTTTATATTTTCCCTTATTCGAGCCACCTTTCGCTTTGCTTGCCAGAGACTCAAAGTATCTATCGTGCTGTTCAACGTCAGCAACAGTCCAAGAAGTATCTCCCACAAGAGCAAACTTACTATTGGCAACTCGTATCGCCTTGCCCTCGCAGTCTTTCTCACCACTTTTCCGACAAGAAGAGAGAGTTTCATTTGCAATCTTTACCCATTGCCTTTTTTGTGCAGGGGTCAGCCCCTTCTTGTGACGATCCACGTCTTTAACGGCCCAAGGCATTTTCTACTCCTTTTTTGCTGGAGTCTCTTTTTTCTTCTTTTTTACCGTCCCTCTCGACGGCTCTGCCTCGTTTGCTTCTTGAACCGCTTCTTGGTCTGCGTTCATTATCAGTTCTGGGTATTTGTTTTCCTCGGTTGCATGACGTAGCCTTGCTTTCCGGTAATTACCAACACCGAGCTTGGCGGCTATGTCGCTGTGAGGAAGACCAAGCACATCATAAGTCGATCCGTGCTTCACACCCAAAAATGCCCGTGCTCTTGCTTCGTAATCTACGACTTCGCTGGTGGGGAATGACAACTCCAACAATTGTTCGGGTCGCCTTTTGACTTTTCTGAAAATAGGTTCTTGGTCTTTAAACCCAACGGCTTCCTCTACTGAAAAAGTCTTTGGGAAGTTGGTAACTTCCGACTTCAAATAAAAAACAGAACCCCAAAAGTCATGTCTCAAAAATCTCGAAAAATAGGCTACTTCGTCTGATACACGATCTGACATTGGCCCTCTTGTAGCCTTAACCGAAGCAAAGGTGCTACCCCTGGTACTTCCAGTTGCAACATCTTCTGGTTCGTTAAGGCCACTAAGAATCATCTGCATAATGTCAGTATCCGTATCAGAGATTTTGGGAAGGGTGGGATTGATTGCTTTCAAATCCATCCCAGGAGGCAGGACAAGTGTTCCGCCAGGAGTTTTCTTTGTCATTAAACCAGTCTTGCGCTTGTCTTCATCTGACAAAGCTATCCAGGCTTTATAAGCTCTTACGTCTGTCATTGTGACAACCCAGACGTAGGCTCCAGAACTCTTTTTATGGTCTATCTCATATTTCTTTAGGTTCTCATAATGGTTGAGCCATTCAATCGTTGTTCGTAGATACGAAACGCTTCGCCTGGTCATAAACCCTTTGTCCCAGGCAACGATAAATTTGTAAAAGCCCCCAAGTGACCTATATTTTTTCTTCGTACTTTTGCATTTGTTGATCTGGGACTTTTTGTATCCCTTGTCTTTTAATGCCAAGGTTCTCAACTCTGGATAACGAGCGAGAAAGATACTTGGAATTTGAGATTTGTTCCCATTTCCAGGGTCTATACAATAGACAAGTGGCATTAACTTCGTTGGATGATAAATAATGCCACAATTGTCAGGCGTATCATTTCCCTGAATTGCACCTGGGTCTATGAAATCGACCTCAACAAAACCGTCCACATGAACTGTCAACATGAGGAACAACTCGCCCTCTACATTTGCTCTGGCATTATACTTCGGCCAAAACGAATAAAGACGATTCCTCGGATCAAGTTCTGTCTCGTCGATAGCCTCCTGTATTTGACTAATATCTGATGCCGCCTCAAAACCATATCCGGTTAGTCTACCAGTCAGCCCCCTAATTGCTGTGTTCACTTGGGGATTGCGGATAAACTTATCCCAACAATGAGCCTGGAGTTCTTTTCTTGTAAGCTCTGACGTTAATATGCCAGAAGAAACCAGAAATCCATCTTCGTCCTTTTGTCCACGTCTGCTTGTTGGGGAAGAGGGGTCGTATTGCCAGGGAGGGGTGAACTGAATCCTAGCCAAAACTTCGTCTGGAATGTCTTCAATAAATTGGGCTATTTCATTTTGATCCATCTATCCTACCCATAGAAAAAGCCTATATCTCTATGGAAGGAAATATGAATCTTTCGGTATAGTCAAGAGTTTGGCACAAAAAAAGGTACATGATTTCCACATCTTGTACCTGTTAAGATAATATTATTTATTTTACCATAAACCCAAGAGGTCGCCAGTGGGATGAAACTCCCCAAAACTTCTCTGCGTCCGTCTGGGTCTAAAGTCTGAAATGTTTAATTCTCTGCCACCATAAATACACCATGCTAGTCCATACATGGCATCGTCTTGAATCCCAAATTTTTCATTTTTCTCTGGAGAACCAAACCACCCCCGCCTAGTTCCCTCTCCAAGCTCATGGTCAAAAATAGCCGCTTCTTCCTTTAAAATGTCAGGCTCTTTTGACCCTGGAACCGTAATAACCGGAGTTTTAAATCTTCCCGTGGCATATAAAATATAAAGCTCAGAGAAGGCTGCCTTCTGTTTATCGTAAGTAGGATACACTGTTTCAAATGCAATACTACGTTCTTCACACCAAGCGGCTAAGTCCCAAATGCCCCAACGCTCACCACACATTATATCAATCCCGCCAAACTCAGTATCCACTTCTGTCAGAACTTCTTTCATTTTTTCCAAGGAATGGTCTGAAATGCTGGCAAGGTGGAGCATGACATAAACATAAGATGGGACGGCCTCTAAATCTAAGTGGGGATTGGATCGGCTATTCGGAAGCCCTTTGGCCACAGATGCAAATACAGTTCGAGCCATCGACTTTTTCTTCATTGGATCGGCACGGTCAATACCTCCCAGTATAGCCCAGTCAGTATTATATAAATCACCCAACTTTTCCAAGTCGTTCATTGTTGCCATAACAGGCTGTCTTGAATCGTCCTGCAACCTATAAACATCATCAACTGGCCACAGCCTGGAGGTATAGGCTTCGACGTTTACTCCTGTCCTAAGTGACTGTTTCCCTACAGCTTGTTGCAGTTCTTGTTTTTGTTCAATTGCCTTTCGCCTCTTTCTTAAACACTCTATAAGCTCTGCTTGCATAAAAGGATTGTTGTCAACGCCTAAATAATTTGTTGCCTCAATCATTTCAGGCAAAAAGACTTTTCCCGATCCGGCTGACCATAAGTTTAAGAAATACCTCTCAAAATCCCCAAGCGGAAACTTGGCTTCATAACTTCTGAGCTGAGTCTCAGTCATGTTGGGATTCCAATAGTAATCAGGATCAATTTCGTTCGTTGACCGATAGGAAAAAAAGAGGGTTGGGTCTTTGCCCTGCATTGAGCTTGTGAATAATTGATACAAAATGTGCTGTTTGGACGAAACTGTTGAATCTATCACGCCCAAAGCATTTGGAATGTTCCTGGTCGATCCATCTAACTGCGTAAAAAACTTAGGATTTTTCATGTCGAACATTTCAGAAAACGTATAGCCTGTAATGTTCGAGACAATGCCGCTGAACGACGAAATGGGTTGCAGGGTCGATACAACATTCCCCTTCTTGTTCCGCATATAGACTTTTTTCTCTTGAATGTTCTTCTGGCCAATCAAACGGAAGATTTTCGGTGAATTTAAAATAATGTCTTTAATTATGTCAAAATGCACAAATTTGACCTGATCTTTACTGTTTGCGCCAAGAACTATGTTCTGTTTTGGCCAACAGCAAAACTTCCAAAGCTGAACCAAACAAGCCAACAAGCTCTTCCCTTCACCCCTCGGCCAACAAAAGATAATGAGCCGATTGATAAACCTGTTGTTTCTCATTTCAAGTGCTTGGGAGATAATCCCTTGCTGGCCAAGCCAAATATCTTTGTAAGATCGGTTTGTTTCTGGATTTTTTACGTCAGGAAGGTCGCCCATCGAGGTCCAAACTGGAATATCGGACCCTTCTGGGTAAATAGGAATGCAGACATTTTCGTTGGCCCACTTTACAAAACCTTCTGGACCGTTACGATACTCAAATGTCTTCAAAATCGTCCCCTGGGCTTTCCTCCTCTTCGGGAGGCTGTTCGCTTAAAGACTCGACATAATCAGCATCGCCGTACATATATTCATTTATATCAGGGTCTTCACTCATCTTTTTGCTCATTTTGTCAATTCCAATAGAGTCTCTTTCAGACCGAATCGCTTTTAGTATTTCCCTGATTTCTCTAAAAATAGGATGAATCTTCGGGCCTTGCTTTGTTGTGGCTTCAATATCAACCACCAAAGCAATCATCTTCATCTTTATAAGCTGAATGTATAAAGGAATCAAGTGCAAGCCAATTCTTTGCCATTGCATCTCATCTCCCCTGCTACCAATATTCGTCAAAAGAGTATTGGTAACACGGGTTATATATTTCGATTCAACCTGGCACTTGTCCAGCGGCCTCTTGGATTTGGCCCAACCACATATATCCTTTAACCTACAGTCTCTCTTGCTACATTTGCTAATAGCATCCCAAACCGTTAAAGGAGTACCGTCTACTTTACCCTTTACTGGATTTAAACTAAGAGGATTTTTTATTTTTTTCATCTTTTTTAAATGCCCTGGTGGTGGCAGCACCAGGGCGAGGCACACCAGACAGAGCGGGAGCGTTTCCGGCTTTTTTCTGCCTCTGTGCCAGAGCTTCTTTTATCATATCCTGAAAAGATGTTGAAGCCAAGGTTTTGTTAGAAAGGTTTTTGCTGGTAAGTTGTTTCCTGATCTCAACTCCTTCTATCTGTAGCTTCTTTATGGCAAACAAACTTCCAAGCCTTCCATAATGGTACAACTCTAAAAGCTGTGATCTGTTTACCCAGTACATAAACACATATTTAAACAGAAGGCTTGCTTTTGGATCATCACTTTCAATCTTTTCCCTAATACGAAGATTTAATTTTCTGGACCATTTTCCCCACTTAATATTTAGCCTAGACAATCCCTGCTTTTTTGCTTTTAGGAACTCAGTATCAATTTCATTTATAAATTCAAAATGAGGTTCCATTATAACTCCGCAATCAGTTTG